TGTCGAAGAGAAGTTGAATCCTGCTCAGCAATATATCGGTAATGAAAAAGAGTCTTCGAGAGAGCCTACATTTAGTTATGAGAAGTACTACGAAGAATTAGAGATTGTGAATCGTGGTGTTAATATGCTCGTAGATGACGTTGCAGCAATACCTACGATTGTTCAAAGAGAGTATAAAAACGAAGGGGTTGTAAAAGGTGTAAAAAGAGCAAGAGTTGAAAACTTACTCAATCATCAACCAAACCCTTACCAAGATATTAGCTCGTTTAGAAGAAATCTTATTACAGATTATCTACTAGACGGAAATATTTTTATATATTTTGACGGTGCACATATGTATCATTTACCTGCAGATAAAGTTACTATTCATGCAGATAAACAAACATTTATTGAGAAGTACACTTATCAAGATATTGACTACTCTCCTCAAGAGATTATCCATGTAAAAGAAAATTCTTTTTACTCGATATACCGAGGAGTGTCTAGACTTAAACCTGCGGTTCGCACGATGAAACTTATCTATCAAATGCGTAACTTTCAGGATAACTTTTTTAAGAATGGGGCAGTTCCAGGACTAGTACTAAAGTCTCCAAACACCCTCTCTGAAAAGATTAAAGAACGTATGATGATATCGTGGCAAACACGATATCGCCCTGATTCCGGAGGCAGAAGACCTCTTATTTTAGATGGCGGACTTGAAGTAGATTCTATTACAGATACTAATTTTAAAGATCTAGACTTTCAATCCTCTATCTTGGAAAATGAAAAAATTATTTTAAAAGCACTAGGTATACCACCTATCTTATTAGACTCAGGCAACAATGCTAACATACGTCCTAATATGAGATTGTACTACCTAGAAACCGTTTTACCTGTGGTACAAAAACTTAATCATTCAATAGAAAGATTCTTTGGGTTTGGTATTAAAGAAGATATTACTGATATTCCAGCACTTCAACCAGAGCTGAGAGATTCTGCAGCTTATTATACTTCTTTGGTAAATGGAGGAATTATAAGTCCTAATGAAGCTAGAGACTCTTTAGGTTATGATGAAATGGACGGTGCTGAAAATATACGAGTACCTGCAAACATTGCAGGTTCAGCAGTAAATCCAGAAGAGGGCGGTCGCCCCACAGAGGAAGAGGAAGAATAATGTTAACACCTACTAGAAAAAGAAAGATACGAGATGAAGTAGCAATGCTTCTTGCAGAGGAAGGCCTTGATAAGATTACAGATACTAAAACCTTATTGACCTATAACTTAGCAACAATGGCTACTATCGGTACTTTCAAAAAAGCCTTCGGAAATTTTGGGACTATGATAGCTTCTTTGAAGCAAACTCATCCTGAGTTAATGGAGATGGCAGCAAACAAATCAAAGCCTACTCCTAAAGCTACACCAAAGCCAAAAGCTGCGGCTAAGCCTGCTGTTAGTAAATCAGCAGTTAAGAAAGGAAAATAGTTATGAATAAACTATTCAATTTAACCTCCACTTTTAAAGCTGCGGAAGCAGATGACGGATCAGTAATGATTCGTGGCATGGCAAGTACAGCTGATTTTGATCGCGCGGGTGACTCAATCTCTGCTGAGGCTTGGACAAAAGGTGGACTTGCAAATTTTGAAAAAAATCCAATTATCTTATTTAATCACGATTATGATAAGCCGATTGGTAGAGCCACAGGTCTGAAAGCCGGACCAAATGGACTAGAGTTAGAATGTAAGATTAGTAAGGCAGCGCCTTCTAATGTTGCACAACTTGTTAAAGACGGTGTTCTTGGAGCCTTTTCTGTTGGTTTTCGAGTCAAGGACGCTGATTACTTAAAGGAAACCGACGGACTAATGATTAAGGACGCTGAGTTGTTTGAGGTATCGGTAGTATCTGTACCATGCAATCAGTCAGCTACTTTTTCGCTCGCGAAGTCTTTTGACTCAGATAAAGAGTACGAAGAATTCAAAAAAACTTTCACAAATCGTGTAGATCTAGCCGGTCAGTCTCTGGCTAAAGACGAAGTTAATACTTCTAGCGTAGCTAGTGACACACCGAAAAGCGCGGAGAAATCCGCAGATCAGGAGATCAAGATGGATAATCAAAACATCGACTTGGAAGCTTTTGCAAAGAAAGTAGCAGAAGACACTGCCGCTAAGATTGCTATGAAGCAAGCCGAGCAAAAAGCAGCTGACGAAGCCACCGCTAAAGCAGCTCAAGAAGCATCTGAAGCGAAAGCTTTAGAAGCAGAATCAATTAAAACAGTTATCAACTCTGGTGTTGAATCAGGTGTTGAAAAACTTATGGCAGACGTTGACGCTAAAATGTCTGAAAAAGACGCTTCTCTACAAGAAGTTATGGAAACTTTCCGTACTGAACTTACAGAGAAGAAAGCTGAAATCGAAGCAATGCAAAACAGCAAAAAAACTTTTGCGGATCGTAAAGCATCAGGTGACCTAAGTTCATTTGGTAAAGAGTTCCTAAATGCTAAACTTTTAGGTGCTATTACTAATAAAGGTTTTGACACTGACTACGGTCGTGGTGTTGTTGAAAAAGCAGGTGTTGACGTTGCAGATGCAGCTTCTGGCTTAAACACTATTATTTCTAATCAGTTTATTGAGCAAGTAAGTTATGCACAACAACTAGGCGGTCTTTTTGATGAGTTAGCTGTAACTTCAGGTAAAACTGTTCTTCCTATTGCTAAAACACCTAGAGCTGCTGTGTTTAACTCAGGCGGTTTCACTGATGCTACTTCTTTGAACGATGATGGCACTCCAGCAAACGGTTATTCTTTCGATGACGTTACTGTTTCAGCCTATCGTTTGATTGCAGGTACTTCGCTTTCTAACGACTTAGACGAGCAACTAGTTGTATCACTATTGCCACAGCTTACTAAGCAGCTTGCAAAAGCTCACGCTGTTGCTATTGATACTGCTATTGTAGCTGGTCATGGTGGTGGAGCTATCAAAGGTCTAATCGCTACTGGTGGTACTTTAGACGTAGCTTCTCTAACAGATGGCTTCGCTACAGGTACTGGTACTACAGGTACTGTTGGTGCAGCAGCTACCCGTCGTCCTACTCCAGCGCAGCTAGCAGGCCTACGTTCTAACATGAACGAGTACGGTCAAAATGTTAACGAGCTAGCAATTGTTGTTGCTCCGGATGCATACTACAACTTGATTCACCAAGAAGGCTTCACTGACATCTCAGAAGTTGGTAGCGATCTAGCTACTAAACTAACTGGTGAAGTTGGTAGCATCTTCGGTATTAAGGTTGTTGTTTCTGACGTATTACCTTCTGCAACTGCGCTAAACGTTGCAGGTATCATGGTTAATACTTCTAACTTCATCCGTCCTCGTCTTGGTGGTGTAAACTTCGAGACTGAGTACTCTGTTGTTAATCAGAAGACTAACCTTGTTGCTAGTCAATCAGTTGGTTTCGACCAGTTGGTTACTGATACTGACTCGGCTTCGATCCTTCGTTACCCAGCAGCATCATAGTAATACTTTTACTTTTAAACTTCGGGGAGGTTCGCCTCCCCCAAGTTTTTACTAATGGACTTATAAACTTATGGCAGATTTAATAACACTATCTAACTATAAAACGGCAGAAGGAATTCAGTCTACAAAAGACGATTCTAAGATAGAGTCTATTATCTCTCGTGTGAGTCAATTAGTAAGAACTTATTGTGGAAGTGGTATAACTACTTTTTATACTTCGGCAAAAACCGAAACGTTAAGCATTAACTGGGCATCTAATATTGTACAGCTTACAGAAAGCCCTTTAGTCGGAATAACTTCAGTAAACGAGAGAGAAAGCCTTTCAAGTAGTTACACTACTCTTGTAGAAAACACTGACTATTATGTAGATTACTCTACCGATAGTATTTATAGAGTATCTTCAAGTGGAGCAGCAAGAAACTGGGCAAATGGTCCAGGCGCTGTAAAAGTTGAGTATAATGCAGGATATGCCTCATGCCCTGCTGATTTAGAATTAGCAGTAATTGATTTAATTACTTATTATGTAAAAGACGAGCACAAAGCACGTCAAACTATTGCGGGTGCGAGCATACAGAATCAAAGCTCTTCAAGTCAGAGAAATAACGTAGCGTTTCCTGACCACATAAAAAGAGTATTAGATCTTTATAAGAACTTCTAATGAGTAGCTCGAAACTTAAACAGGCAACCCGTTTTATTGTAGAGCGAGCAACTCAAAAGAAAAAGACAAAGAAAAAACAAAAAGATTCACAAGCTAGATCTGATGCAGAGAAATTTCCTGGTCAAATGCTTGTTTTAAATAGAGAGCACCAAGCAGCTCTTATTTATAAAGAGTTTGGTATTCGACTTTCCAAAGAAGAACGTCGAGCAATGTTCGGACTTATAGACGCTTTTATGAAAGCGAAGGAATCTAGGCTTAAGTTTGATGATGAAGCAGAAAGGGTTGCAACTATGGCCCTTAAAACTAAATTCAAGAAAAAGCCTGGAGACTATGTTTATATTGTAACAAACTTTGAAGCGGCCAAAAGACTAAAGTTTAAGACAAGAAATCCAGATGATCTTTCAAAGATACAGGCAAAATATGTTAATAGTCTGGGTAAGTCAAATAGACAAGTTACTCCCAAAGAAATAAGTGGTTTGACTCAGTTGGGTCACGGTGATAGAGGAGTTTCAGCATCTCAATTTGGTGTAGATCGAGCAATTGCTGAAGCAGGTGTTAAGTTTGATTTATCAGATGCAGAATTAAAGCAATTAACTTCGATAACTAGCTTTTATAGAAGAAAGCACGAAATGCAAATAAACTTCTCTCATGAGCAGATATTTGATACTAAAGGCAAGTTTCAGAAAGACTTTAGATTTGTAATTTCTTCTCAATCTACTTTACAGAATAAAGCAGATAGAGATTTAGAAACAGCAGCATTTGTAGAAATACTTGAAAGTATGGATATACTTGGAATGGAAACCAGCACTTTAACAAAAGATGCAATAGGCCAAATAACCTTACAAAATTTAGCTTCTAAGAAAAGAAAAAATAAAAAAGTTACAGGAAAAAGAAAAAAAGTTATACGGGAGTCTGCTAGAGGTAAAGAACGTCAAAAGAGAGAGGAAAGAACAGCTTTAGCCATGACAGCTCAAAGAGGTCTCTCAACAAAAGGCGTAAAGCATAGAAAGCAGGGTAGATCAAAAAGTATAGCTAGTCAGCCACTAAACTTAATGGCTATGTTAAATAAAGAGCTTCCTGATACTGTAAGAAAAAATATGAATGCACCAGCACTTGAAAACCGTACAGGAACATTTGCAGAAAGCGTAAAAGTAACAGATGTAATGCAAACTGCCAGAGGTTTTCCTAGTATAGGATATACTTATAAGAGAAATCCGTATCAAGTGTTTGAAATAGGAAATGGAGATGGCAGATGGGCTACTCCAGAAAGAGATCCAAGAAAACTAATCGACAGGTCTATCCGAGAAATAGCATCAGAGTTTGCAATCGGAAGATTCTATACTAGGAGAATATAATGGCTACAAGAGACTATACAACACGACGATTAGGAATAGTAAATGCTCTTGTTGAACAACTAAAAAATATTAATGGTACTGGAAATTTTTTAACTGATTTAAATCAAAATGTATCTCCTCGATTGAAGTTTTGGGATGAAGTGGAAGAGTTTCCTGCAGTTCACCTAAATGCCGGGTCTGAAACTAGAGAGTATCAGGGTGGAGGATATAAAGATAGATTTTTAAGTGTAACATTAAGATGTTATATACAAGACGAAGACTCAGTAGCAGCCTTAGATGCTCTACTAGAAGACGTAGAAACCGTAGTTGAAGATAACTCCAGACTAAACTATACAGATAGGAATGGAAAAACAAAAACTACTCAACAAATCACAATCATTAGTGTCGATACTGATGAAGGTGTACTTGAACCCTTAGGTGTAGGTGAAATACTTATTGAGGTTCGATATTAGAAAATACAGGCACGAACAAAAGTTCACGTCCTTGTCTTTTCAAGATAATATAGGAGAAAAAAATGGAATCCCCATTATTTTTACAAAGAGAAGCAAAACTCTATATTGACTTTGATGGCACCTCAGTATTTGAAGTACCCATTTTAGAAGGGCTGTCTTTCTCTCAAGCAACAAACGTAAATGAAGTAAACTTAGCAGAAGCTTCCCCGGATGGAACAACTAGTCGTAGAGGTACAGCAAGATTTACTGATTCTTTGGCACCAGCTGAGTTTTCTTTCAGCACTTATGTACGTCCCTTCAAATCCGCAGCTACAGATGCAGTAGGTAGTGCAGATAGACAAACGGCACAACATCATGCTGTAGAAGAAGTTCTATGGGCCTTATTCGCAGGAGCAAAAAACTATAGAGCTACAACTAGTTCTGTAGATCCTTTATTTTATGGGGTGGCAGACACGAATGTAGTTATTACCTCTGGTGGCAGTAATACTGTTGTAAACTTTAACGAATCAAATGTTTTACAAATGCACACCCCTGATTTATACATTGTACTAGGTTCTGGTAGCTCTACAGCTGCTAATAATATGGTCTATAAAATTGAGAGTGCGGTACTAAATGAAGCAAGTATTGATTTTGATATTGATGGAATCGCAACCTGTAACTGGTCTGGCTTTGGAACAATTATCACAGATGTTACAGGAGAAAGCTCTCCCAACTTCTTGGCCGATACAGGCACCGTTACTCCTACAGTTAATGAAGGTATTTTTGGTTCAAATAATTTCATTCAGAATAGATTGTCTACAGTTGCAATAACTCAACATACTGATGATGATGCTAATGCAAATACTTTGGATGCATACACTCTTACGTTAACAGGAGGAAATATTACTTTCAGTAATAATATTGAGTATGTAACTCCGTCTACTATGGGCGTAGTTAATCAGCCTTTAGGCCACTACACAGGAGCTAGATCTGTTTCAGGCTCTTTATCTTGCTACTTAGATGGAACTACAGGTAGAAGTGCGGATCTATTTGAAGATCTAATGGAATCTTCTACTTATGATGCGGTAAACTTCTTTAATATAGCAGTTACTTTAGGTGGTGCAGCTGGAGCAAGCCCAAGCATGGGAGTAACCGTACCGGCAGCTCACTTAGAAATACCTACTCATAATGTAGAGGAAGTTATTGGTATGGAAGTTAACTTCCATGCGCTACCACATAGCGGCGGTGCGGGTACTTTAGGTCAATCAATTACGGCATCTAATGAAGCTACCCTTACATTTATTGGACCAGTTCCTGATAATAACATCGGAGCTTAATAACATAGTAAAAAATATTTCTTGACATTGATGGTCATTTCGACTATACTATGTAATAGAAAATCGAATAAAGGGGTGGTTTTCACCCCTTTTTTCTTCCCAAAATTTAACAAGGATAACAAAACATGAGCGATACCCCTATTTCTTTATCGAGTCTAATGACTCCAAGTAAAACTGTAACTATTGACTTTCCTGGATACATAGGTATGACAGTAGATCTCTGCTACTTAGCAAGAGAAGAGCTAATGAAACTTCGTAAGAAGTGTGTAACTACAAAATTCGATAAAAAGACTCGTCAGCCCGAAGAAGTGTTAGACGAAGATCGTTTCTTAACTGAGTACTGTAAAGGTGTGATAAAAAACTGGACAAACTTAAAATATCGTTACTTAGAAGAGCTTCTATTGGTGGATATTGCAGATCTTGATCCAGAGGATAATCTTCCCTTTACTCAAGAAAATGCAGAGTTATTGATGAAAAACTCTACAGATTTTGACTCTTGGGTTACTGAAACAGTGAGTGAACTCGAAAATTTTACTGGGAACAGGTAGACCGTATAAGGGGTCTGCTTGAGAGATATGTAAAAGAGCAAGATCAGAGTTTCAGCATAGATAAGTACTTACTTATATGCGAACAGTTAGGAGAAGAGCCAGATCCCCATAAGATGCCACTAACCACAACGGATTTTCCGTATGAGGTTCAAGTGGCATTTTTTATATTTGACTTTCTATCTGATAACTGGGAAGGAATGTCAGGGTCTTACTTAGGAAAATACTGGCAAGATATAGAATATTTATTTAATCTTCATCAAGTTACCGAAAGACCTACCGTACTTTATATAATGAAAATGTGGGAAGGCACTATTATATCCCATAGAGCAAAAGAAGCAGAGCGCAAGAGAAAGGCAGAGGAAAGAAAAAAATCTGCAGGCGGTGGAAAACAGTACACCCATAACGTTAAACGCTAATGGCAAAAAATAAAGTTGAAATAGACGTAAAAGTAGACGATAAAGGTACTACTAAAAAATTAGCACTCGACAGTAAAAAAGCCGGTGATGGCTTAGATAAGGTCTCAGAAAGCTCGAGAACTGCTGATCGAAATGTTAAAGGTGTTGCCCAAACCTCTGCAAACTCTAGTAAGAACTTTTCAAAAATGGCTCAAGGCATGGGAGGACTTGTCGGAGCCTATGCAACCTTTGCTGCCAGTGTGTTTGCCCTTTCCGCAGCTTTTAGCTTTCTAAAAAATGCTTCTGACATTGCACAACTAGAGGCTAGTCATATTGGCTATGCTCAAAATACTGGTGTAGCAATGGGTAGTCTTACTACTCAATTACGTATAGCATCAAAAGGAATGCTAGACTTTCAATCTGCTTCTGAAGCCTCTGCTATTGGTTTAGCTAAGGGCTTTTCCTCAAAACAAATGAATGACATCGCTTCGGGTGCTCTTGCAGTTTCTAACGTATTAGGACGAAATTTTCAAGATGCCTTTGATAGACTAGTAAGAGGTATCTCTAAAGCAGAACCGGAACTACTAGATGAATTAGGTATTACTCTTCGCTTAGAAACTGCCACTAAAAACTACGCTGCATCCCTAGGACTAGCCGCTGATTCTCTATCTACAGCTGATAAATCCCAAGCTGTATACCTTGAAACTATGAAGCAATTAGCTCAGGTTACAGCGGGTCAAGAAGGTGTGGCAAATCCCTTTGTACAATTAGGAGCAACTTTCTCTGACATTGCAAAAGCCATTTCAAGTTTTATTCTTCCCCCTTTAAAAGCACTTGCATCTTTTTTAAATGATAATGCCAGTGCGGCTTTTTTATTCTTTGGAGCCATTGGTACGAGTATCGCAAAAAATATGCCTTTTGTAGGAGAGATGGGTAATGCCATGAAGAATTTTTTCGATGGTCAAATACAAAAATCTGAGAACGCAAAACAAGCACTTGAGCAATATAACGCTAAATTAAAAGAAGTAAAAATGGGCGTAGCCGCCACTCGAGCAAAAGGTGCAGAAGG